GAGTGCATCTCAAGGTATAGCAGTAGCAAGAACAGAAGTAGATTCATTAGTAAGAAGATTGCCATTATTATTGAGGACTCCAGATGGTTGGATTCCTGCTTACGGAACCGAAGTTTTGAAGATTCTATCAGGAGCTGATACCTATGTCATCAAAACAAATGAAAATGGTTTAGAGCAAATTAGAGTCAAGGGTTTACCGCCTGTTTCAGTTGATTCTTTAGGTAGAAAATGGATCAGTTGGGTAGACACTCCGCAAACTAATTTAGAGCAAATGGATGTTAAAGATAAGTTTGTTTTTGTTGGGTTTACTGCAAAGGGAATAATGCCACAGTTGGCTGTGCCTAACGGGAAACTTTTGGAACCACATAAGATACAAGCAGCTCTAGCAGAAAGTGTTTTAATTGAAAACAGTCCTTATGTTCCAGATTATGCAATCGCATTAGAGGTGGGTATATTTGTAGTCACAGTCGCCCTAGTTTGGGTTCTGTTAAATGCGTTGGGCATGACATTAGGATTAGTCTCGTTTCTTATAGTAATGTCTCTAACAGCTTATTATGGTTACTGGACAATCCAACAAGGAATGTTAGTTGATGTCACATGGTCTTTAGTTTCTCAGTTTATAACAGGAGCAACCGCTTTTTATCTAAGGTTTAGAGAGCAATACAAATTGAGACAACAAATCAAGAAACAGTTTGAGCATTATCTTGACCCAAGACAAGTTAAGAAACTACAAGAAAACCCAGGCCTATTAAAACTACAAGGCGAAAGAAAGACAGCAACCTTTTTATTCACAGATGTTAGGGGCTTTACAGCAATGAGTGAAAAGATGCCACCAGAAGATGTTGCAGAAATTATGAACATTGCATTAACCGAGCAAGTGAAAGCGGTTCAAGAAAACGAAGGGATGGTGGATAAATTTATTGGCGATGCAATGATGGCGATATTCAACGCTCCTATAGACTTAGCGAGACACGAGGACAAAGCTGTAAAGGCAGCGATGGATATTATGGAAGGCATGAAAAAAGCCAATAAGAAATTAAAAGAAATAGGAATTAATCACGAAATAAAAATTGGAATTGGTATCAATACAGGAAAGGCGGTTATTGGCAACATGGGTTCAGAAACAAGGTTTGATTACTCAGCCATCGGTGACGCAGTTAATTTAGCAGCTAGACTAGAATCTGCAACCAAAGAAGTGGGCGTTGACTTGCTGATAGGCGAAAATACTGCTCAATTCACAAAATTTGAGTTAAACTTAATATCAACAATCAAAGTTAAAGGCAAGACTAATGCCTTGAACGTTTATACAGTATAGGATGGCACAAGCAAAAAGAAAAAGGGCTAAGCCAATAAGAAGAACCACAGGTAAGGGTGGTAATTATCGTAAGACTAAATCGGGCGCAGGGATGACCAAGAAGGGCGTAAAAGCCTATCGTAGAAAAAATCCGGGCAGTAAATTAAAAACAGCAGTAACAGGTAAAGTTAAAAAAGGCAGTAAAGCCGCTAAAAGAAGGAAGTCTTATTGTGCAAGATCAGCAGGACAGAAAAGGAAAAGTTCGGCTAAAACAAGAAATAACCCTAACTCAAGAATTAATCAAGCAAGAAGAAGATGGAAGTGTTGACATGAAAAAACCAGGATTGTATGCAAACATACATAAAAAAAGAAAAAGAATAGCGGCAGGATCAGGTGAAAAAATGAGACAACCAGGTTCTAAAGGCGCCCCAACATCGAAAGCATTTAAAAAATCAGCAAAAACAGTAAAAAAAATGAAGGCAGGAGGTTTAGTAAAATCTGGAATCGCAAGAGCTTGTGGTAAAGTTATGGATGACAGAAGAAAAGTTACTAAATATTATTAGAAAAATATAGGTGAATTATGAGTGACGAAAGAGATTACCACCCTAGCGGAAGATTTGGCGGAGACATGGACCGCAACGAAGTAGAAATGGACTTAAACAAGTTCATGGCAATGATCGAAGAGATCGGTGCTTTAAAGGATAAGATAAGAACGCTAGAAGATGTTAAGAACAACAACCCGTATCAAAAGGTTATATTTGTAGCACAAGCTATTGACTCATGGCGTATTTTTCCAAGAGCCTTTTTGTCGGTTTATATGTACTTACTATATTACACAACCTTTTGGTTTATGGAGCTTCCCGAACCCAGCTTCGAGCAATCGGCATTAATATCTATAGTAGTAGGAGCAGGAGCAGCATGGTTCGGACTCTATGCGGGTACGAGTGGATCGTCTAAAAGTTTTAAAGGAGAAAAATAATGGCATTTTATGTAAAGAAAATAGGCTTAACCAAATGGTTTAAAGAAACATTTCTAGGTCTTGAAGAGAAAGTGGTTAGAAACCGCACTAAGAAAGGAAGATATGTAGCAGACGACAAGTCTACTAAAGACATCAACGAAGCGTATAAGACTGTTAGTGTTAAGAAAAAAAAGAAAAAGACAAAAAAATGAAACTTGCCTTAGTTATAGGTGGAGTGCTCTTTATTTCCGTTATGGTTAATATCGTTGCGTTTACTAAATTAGATAAAGCAAAGGTTGAACTGCAAACAGCGATCAACAACCAAGCGGTTCTTGAGCGAACAATCCAGGAACAAAACGACCAAATTGTAAAAGCACTGGAATCAGCTAAAAAGACCCAAGTACAAATTCAATCGCTTAATACACAGTACACTCAGAGCCAAGCACAAGTGACCAATCTTAGAAACAAGTTTGCTAAACATAATCTTGAAGGGTTAGCCATGTCTAAGCCAGGTTTGTTGGAAAGCAAGATCAATAAAGCAACAGCTAGAGTAGGGCAAGATTTAACAAACATAACCAACCCAGACCAATTTGATGAAAAAACTACTGATACTTCCGCTACTACTGGTTAACGGTTGTTCGACTTATTCACTTTTAGGTGATTTAGTTGACCGAGAACCACAAACAAAACCTGTGGAAGTGGTAACCGTTGCAAAGCGGAACCCCATTTATCATCCACCGCTCCCAGAACCTATAGAGGCCTCCGATGTGGAGTGGAAGATACTGACCCCCGATACTATGAAGGAATATCTAGCTCAAGTAGAAGCGGGGGAAGAACCCAGGGTTGCTTTCTACGGATTAACTAGCCAAGGTTACGAGAACTTGTCCATGAACATGGGCGAGATAAAACGATACCTTGAGCAGATACTGCATATTGTGGGATACTACAGAGATATTGATGACGATGAAGAGGAAGGAAAATAAATGCCTTATCAAAAATACGATTTAAGACCGGGCGTTGATAGAGAAGGAACCTCGTTTTCTGCACAGGGGGGCTGGTTTGACAGCAACCTTGTAAGGTTTAGAAAAGGGTTCCCTGAAAAAATTGGCGGTTGGGTCAAAGAACAAGTTGCCACTTACTTGGGCACTGGTCGTGCTTTGCATGCGTGGGTTTCTTTAGCCACAACCAAATACCTAGGGCTTGGCACCACACTCAAATACTACATCAAAGAAGGAAATACTTTTGATGACATAACGCCGATCAGAAAAACAAGCACAAACTCTATTACTTTTGCAGCCACTGATGGCTCTTCTACTATAACGGCCACTGACAGTAATCATGGTGCTCAAGCAAACGATTTTGTAACGATAAGCGGTGCTGCTACTTTAGGGGGTTTAATCACCGCTGCTGTCTTAAACCAAGAGTATCAAATTGCTACTGTGCCCACTGTGAACACCTATACCTTCACGGCGAAAGATACTGATGATGCTACGGTCACAGCTAACAGCAGTGACAGTGGTAATGGCGGTTCAGGTGTTGATGGTTCTTATCAAATTAATGTAGGGCTTGATGAATATGTGACGGGTTCGGGTTGGGGTGCAGGCTTGTGGGGCGACGGAACCTTTGGTTCATCCTCTCCACTTTCAGCCAGTAACCAACTAAGGATTTGGACGCACGATAATTTTGGAGAGGATTTAATTATTAACCCAAGAGGCGGCGGCATTTATTATTGGACCGAGAACAGTGGATCAAGTGTTAGAGCCGTTGCTTTAGAAGATTTAACCGGAGCCAACTTACCACCCACACTAGCTTTACAGACATTGGTCAGTGATGTAGACCGACATGTTATTTGCCTGGGCGCAGACCCTTTAGATGATGCAGGAGTAGCCAGAACAAGTGCCATTGACCCTTTGTTTATCTGTTGGTGTGACCAAGAAGTAGTTACCCAATGGGAACCTAAAATAACCAACACAGCGGGGTCCTTGCGTCTCTCTGCTGGGTCTAAGATTATCGGTGGGCTTCGTTCAAGACAAGAAATTTTAGTCTGGACAGACGACGCTCTTTACAGCATGCAGTTTATTGGCGCCCCGTATACTTTTGGGGTTAACTTAATTAATTCAGGGGTCGGGATGATTGCCCCTAAAGCCGCGGTCAACGCTCCTCCGGGAGTTTTTTGGATGGATCGCTCTGGTTTCTATCTCTACAACGGAAGCGTTAGTCGTGTTCTCTGTAGTGTTCACAGCTATGTGTTTGATAACTTTAACCAAGACCAGATGTATAAAGTTTTTAGTTTCTTAAACCGACAGTTTAACGAAGTGGGTTGGTATTACCCTTCTGGAAGTTCCACAGAAATTGATCGTTATGTGGTCTATAACTATCAAGCGCAAGTGTGGTATTACGGAGAAATGACACGTTTTGCTTGGTTGGATGAAGGCGTAGAGTCTTATCCAAGGGCCACGGGCACCGATACTTATAACTATGTCTACCAACATGAAACAGGCAATGACGATGACGGTTCGCCCATGGACAATGTTTACATAGAATCAGCGGACTTTGCCTTAGATGGCATTGGTAACACCTTTACGCAAATACAGAACGCTATGCCCGATGTTTTATTTACCGGTGACGGTGGGTCTGACCAAACGGTAAACTTTGTTTTGAAGACAAGAAACTTCCCCAACGAGTCTTTAACCACCAAAAGCACGAGTCAAGTAACAGCGAGTACAACTAAACTTGATCTAAGGAGCCGGTCACGACAAGCCGTGGTTCGCTTAGAATCAGACGACGATGCGAGTGCAGGAGAAAGATTGGGTGTCGGATGGAGAGTTGGCTCTATGCGACTTAACACCAACCCTAGTGGAAAAAGATAGTGGCACGATTACTTGTCACCAGATTACCGCAGGCTCCTATGACGCACGGACATGTCCACCCTGATTTATTTAACCGATTTATAAGGGTTTTGGAACTAAATCTACAAAGTTTTGATCCTACGGCAACTTATCAGTATACTGATACTACCCTCGATCAACTTTTTTTTAATCAAGGGGACATCATTTGGAACCTGACAGAAGGTAGGTTACAGGTGTATGATGGCGACAGGTGGCAAACATTATACGCGCCCAGAGAAAAGGGTGTAGGTGCTACCGGACAGCTAGGGTCTGTAACCGTTGCGACCAATGGAAACACGTCAGTAAGTATTGGCGAAGTTGCAACAGGGTACGGAACAGAACAGTGGTACACATAGTATAATGCCTATATTTAAACCAACTCAAAGAGGAACCCAGTAGTGCCAGGACAACAAGGAAAAGGAGGCGGAATAGCCAATATTCTTAACAAAGTTAGCGGTATGATTCCTGGGTATCCTGTAAATGTAGGTAATGCGAATATTAAAGTAGGTGGTGTTCCAGGGGCCATGGTAAACCAACTATTAAACAAAGAAGGTAACACAAATCCGGCTGCTGCGGAACGTTTTAGAAATGCAGGAACCGGGCCTTCGGCAGCCATGAACATGATGAGAATAGCTTCTGGGGTTGGCGCATTTCCTGGTGGGATAGAGAGTTTAACAAATCCTCAAACGTTTATGGACCAAGGCATGCCTGAAGCCGAGGCCATTAAGATGGCGGAGGAGAACACGGCTAAATACGGAACACCTGAAGATTTTAGAAAATACCGGTTTGATAATAACTTTGGTATGGGCAGTGTGTACGGCACACAAGAAGAACTTAGGTCAGCAGGGATCAATGCACTTCCGAGTCTTGCGACACCGCAAGGGGAATACAAGAATTTTGTTTCAGAGATAATGCCTTGGTTACAGGCTAATAATATGGATTATGCAAACGCCCCTGATCCAAGAATACCGCAAGAAGAACTAGATGATCTTTCTCCACTGGGCATAAGATCGTTGCCACCATGGTACGGAGGAGGATAAGATGACTACTGATTCCTATACTTTTGACCCTGGTGTTTTTGACACCGCTGCAACCAGAGATAAGATTAACGCTGCGGCTGAAGGCATGAATGTTCCGGGTTTCCCTTGGAACCATCCCGCTGTTAAGTTTGCTAGGTGGTACAAGGACACGTTTGGACACAAGCCAAACAGTTCTGAGGAGTGGCAGCTTCACGGAGACGCTTATAATGCTTCCAAAGACTACGCTCCTTCTGGTACAGACGACAGCGCTGGTACAGACAGTGACGCTGATGTGCTTGCTGGTTTTGAAAATTATGTT